CGGGTAAGCCTTCTGTCCCAAAGGCTGTCAACTCGATAACGGGCAACCCTAAGTTTTTGGGCCGGCGGTCATGTCGTGAGCCGCCGATACGCCTAATGTTCAGCATGGGGAACTCGCGGAAGTCCACGTCCTCAACCCACGATCCGACTTTCACGCCGGGGAACTTGTCGCGCAGGATCGGTATGACGATGGCTTGGACCCTTGGGATCACCGACATGCGTCTACCTCCTTACGAAACAAGGCCGGTGGCCTTGGAGATGATGTACGGGCCGTCAGCGCCGCGGCGGCCGAACTCAATGACCCAGGCGGCACGGTCGCCGTCGGTGTCATCAAGGTTGACGAACCCGTCCACGTCGCCTTCGCTGACCGTGATTTTCGAGTCGCCGCTGTAGCGGACTTGCGCCAGCCTCGTTTCGGCCCTCCTGGCCGATGCGTTCACATGATCCATCACGGCGTCATGGACACCGTCGATGCCGGAGATCGCGAAGTTCATCGCGTCGAGTCGGGCGCCGGAATCGCTGCCGATCAACGAAATGATTCTCATCAGTACCGCCGGAGCGTGTAGGTGACGTGGGCTGTGCGCGACGAACTGCTGTAGATGGTGGCGTCACCGTGGACGGCGAACCGTTTACCCATCCACTCCACTTGGGCTTGGGCACCCATGTGGCATTGATAGCGGCGGGGAAGCCGGAACGAATACCACTTCTCCGACTCAAACCCTTCGTTGTCCTGTTCGGCGCGGCGAGCAGACGTGCCGGATGCACCCAACGGTTGGATGCGTGCCACCGCTTGAACGCCCACCTTTGACGGCCGGGTCTGAAGATTCCCGTCTATGTCGGTGACAACTTCTTCGGGGAAGATAGTGACCGGCTGGTTGCCGCCGTCGAGCAGGCTCATATGCGGTGCCTCACCCAGTCCAGCACCCGGTAGTAGTTCCGCATGTCCTCTTGGTCGCGGCGGCGCTTCCACTTCTGCGGGCCGGCCGACTCGGGGGTTTCAGACTCCCAATCGGTCGGGTATTCCCCGCCGCCGACAACAGCCCGCGGGGTGAGGAAGAACATGCCCTTCCCCGAGCCGGGGGGTGCCACACCGAGTAGCCACCATTCGCCTTCGGTGATCACACCGCCGCCGACACCGGCAGCGTTCGCGGCGGCCGCGTCAGAGAGCCGGTAGGTGTAATCCCCATCGGTTTCGCTGACGTAGCCGTCCGGGTTGCGGGCCATGCGGAGAACAGAATCCGATTCCACCTGAACCACGTCATCAATGTTGATGGTGCCGGCGTCCACTTTGGCATCCAGGTCGGGGATGGTTCTGCGGATCAGCCGCTCAACGTCCTCTAAGCGAACCCCAATTGACGCCGTTTCTTCCGGTGTCAGTTCGCGGCCCCACCGGACAGCGACATCGGCTGGTGTTGCGTATGCCATGACTCCCTTTCCGGTGGAAGGCGGGGAGCGTGTTACCGCTCCCCGCCCTCACGGGTGTTACTTAGCGGCCGGGGCGGTCTTCGGCGGGACCGGCGCCTTCGGGCCGGGGGTGCCGGTCAGCTTCACGAACGCCTCGGGATCGTTGACGAGGACACCGAACTCGGCCTCCACCCGGATGGCGATCATGTTCTGCTGCCACAGCGACACGATGGACGAACCGTCGCCGTTGACCGAAAGATCAAGGGTCGCTTGATCGGACACGTCGTAGCTGATGCCGCCGATCTGGCCCCAGATGACCTGGCTCCAGTCACCCTGGAAGCCCAGGATTTCCTCGTTGGCGACGTGATCAGAGATGAACGTCGGACGGCCCATGACCCGGCCACTCCGCATAGCGGAAGAGGTCTGGTCGTAGGTCGCCTCAATGAACAGCGGACGGCCGGCGTTGTCGATGCTGCCGTTGAGGATCGGCTCTGCCTTGTTGTCCAGCAGGGTGCCCGTCCACTTCTTGCCGTCAGCGAGAAGAAGACCCAGACCCTCGTTGAGCGCCAGGTAGGCGTTCGGGGCCAACTCCACCGCTTTGGTGGTGTCAGCCAGGTCCGCACCGAACGGCGAGTTGATGCCGTGCAGCACAGCAGCGTCGAAAGCGAGGGCAATCGCCTCGCCCACCTTGGACCGCATGGTGCCCAGGTAGTTGGCGGGGTTGGCCCGCACAACCTCAGACGAGGCCGCGAAGATCGTCGCGATCTTGAACGGCACCACGTCCTGCTTGCTCATGCCGCCCTTGGTGACCGGCTTCTGCTCCGTCTCACCAACCCAGCGGGCCACCACGTCGCCATCCCAGTGCGGGATGCGAACGCCGGACGGCCCCAAAGGGATCTTGCGGGCGACGGACTGCACGATGGAGGTCTTCTCCACCTCGGAGAAGTAATCCTGCGCCATGACCGGGTCGAGGAAACCGGAGAACATCGAATCCGTCAGCTTCGCTGCGGTGTTCGGTGCGGGTGACTCGAAAATGTTAGCCATTGAACTGTTTTCCTAACTTGATGTGGTTGGTGTTCAGGCGCCGACCATGCGCCGCACGGTTTCCAGAATCGGATCGCCGTTGAGCGGAACGTGGTTGCCTGAACCTTGTGATGGATCAATCGGGCGGGCCTTCTCAGGGGCTTTCCCGATCAGCGACTTCACCCTTTTGACACTGTCGGAGATGGATGCGTCGTCGGTTCCTTGAACCAGTGACGCCACATCCAGTGCATCCTCCGATGCGATTCCCTCGGCCAGCACAGCCCGGAGTTTCTGCAACTCCAGGTTGGTGTTGTCGAGTTCTTCGCGAAGACCGCTGAAGGACTGTTCCTTCTCAACGAGCCGGCCTTCGTATTCCTTGATGGCTTCTGCCTTGGCGCTTTCCGCAGCCGCCTTCTTCTCTGTGCGGTACTTGGCGGCTTGGTTGCGAAGCTCTTGGACGTACTCCAAGGAGAACGTCTCAGGGGTCTTCGGCGCGTCCTCCTGGGACGGGGCTTCAGCCTCAGTTGTGTCGGGGGTTTCGTCGGACATTTGTTCGCCTCCTGGGCGGTTCAGAACACATCAAGTGTTCGTCGGGGTTAGGCCGCGGACAGTGCGGCCCATTCTTGGGAAGTGATCTCTCCTGCGTCGATCATCTTCCGAAGCTGGTTGAGGGTTTCCCGGTTCAAAGTGGTGGGATACCAACCGGGTTCGCCCCTCGTTCGGCGCCCTTTGGGGCCGAGTCGGGAGTAGTACTTCTTATCGGGGTTCGCCTCAAGTTCCTTCTTGGCAACCTTCGTGGCTTCTTTCCACAAGTCCAGTGCGCGGTCTGCGGCGTCCTGGCCGAACCAGTTCTTCTTGTTGAAGACTGGGACGACGATGCAGTCGCAGCCGGTGTGCCACTCATCGAACAAGCTGTTGCCGTTCGCGTCTTTCTCATGCAGCTTCTCGCCGTAGGTCTTGAGGTCGTAGGTGTTGTACATACGGACGTAAGCGGTCTCGGTCATTTCACGGGTGAGGCCGGCAGTGTCGGCGCCCATGTAGTTCGGGCCAGCGGACACCAGCATGAGACACCAGGCGCACGTCTCGTCGCCGGTCGCGACCCTCGCCCATGCCTGCACGTCGTTGGCAGTTTCGTAGCGGGGCTTCCGCGGGCCAGCCGGGACCTGCGCCCCACCCCAAGAAGTCCTGGTGCCACCGCCCAAAATGCCCAACAGTTCGTCGCGAACATCGTCGGGGAACCGCAACTTCTCCCGCTGCTGCGGAGTGGCAGTGATGTACTCCGTCAACTGGGTGTCGTTCTCCACGGCGTGGATGATCTGCCGGCGGCCCGCCAACTCCACCTCGCGCACCGCACGCAACGTCATCGCCGCGACCGCGCCCTGCGTGGAGTTCTCCACCGACATCTGTTGGCGAACCGGCTCCATCGCCTGAACGAACCAGTCGAACTGGTAGGGCTCAAGGTCTTGGGCGTTCGTCGGCAAGCCCGGAACGAAAAGTTCGCGCTGCGAGTCATAGAAACTGCGGGCCAGTGAGGCTGACTGCTCACGGCGCCGTTCAATCTCCGGGTACAGCAGCCGCAGCAGTTCAATCCACCGCGCCAACGGCAACGCCTGGTAAGCGAAGTTACTGGCGAACGACAGGACGTAGGCGGCGACGGCAGCCGAAATCACCGCCTGAGCGGCTGCGTACTGCTCTGTTTGGGCTTCTGACTGCTGGGGTGCAGTCACGCCCCGACCGGAGGTTCAGAAACAACTTGGGGGCGGCCGTAGAGTTGCGACAGCGTCATCATCGGGTTGGTTTCGGCATCCCAGGCACGCATCTCTTCGCGCTGGGCAATTGTGTAGCCCATATCAGCCCTCGCGGTTTCGAGGCCAATGATGCCGGCGCCGTTGGCGTACAGCTTCGTCACCGCATCAGCCTTGCTGGCATACGTCGGCGTCGAGGGGTCACGCCACACCGTTTCCAGGCGCAGCATCTCGGCGTTCACTTCGCCTTTCATCGCCAGTACGGCGATCCGCATGGCCTGCTCCCACGCCCCACCGAACACAAGGTTTTTGCGTTCCACCTTTTTGACCAGACGTGACTCGGAGGACTTGATCGCCTCGGCGCTGGCCGGGTTCTGGCTGGAGTAGGAAAGGTATTGCGGCGGCAACCCGGTGTACGCGGCCGCTTTGCGATCCAAGGCGTCGAGGGCGTCCACGAAGTTGCGGAGTTCGGCCGCCGAGAACTGCTGGGCCTTACCATCGGGATCTTCAAACGCCATGATCTTCGCCATGTAGGCGTCGAACAGCTTCTCCCCCGTCGTCGGGTCAACACCCAAGTCCTGCGGGCTCACACCGAAGATGAG